GCAGGGGGAATTGAAGAAGCGACGGAGGCGTACAAGTGCGAGGGATTGCCTTTGAGCATTAGCTTTAGATGCCCCTCAAGGATAGTGCAGAACGTGCATTGGCATGTGCCACATTTCAAATGGTTTACCGAAGGAGGCAGAGTTGATAAACCACTTCGCATTCATGTTAGCGATATTGTGGACGATACTACTATTATTTGCCGTAACAATGCCCCACTCCTAGCCATGGCCTTTAGACTTCTTGCTGCCAGTAGGTCTATTAGCATTGCTGGGAGTGATATTGGCCCAAGGTTGATAGGTATCATGAAGAAGCTCGGTCCCGAAACCCTCCAGCGGGCCGGCGTTCTTACCTCAATCAAAGAATGGGAAGAGGACCGTCTGGAAAAGGAGTCGAAGACAGCTTCAGACATGGCTGCTTGCATGAAGATCTTTGCCCTTCAAGGCCGAGACCTCCGTGCCGCTATTGCCTACGCCGAGCATATCTTCAAGCAAACAGGTAGCATCCTCCTCACCACAGGACATAAGGCCAAAGGCCTGGAGTGGCCCAACGTCATCCATCTCGACCCTTGGTTGGTGCGGAAGGATCCTTCTGCTCAAAACAAGAATCTTGATTATGTCATCTCCACCCGCTCAAGTGACCGGCTAACAGAGATCGACTCTGAACAGATAGAATGGTGAACGAAGATGTCCCTCCCTACCTCACTACAGTCGTATCAAGACTGCCTCGATTTCTTCGAAAGGGTCGTTGATGACCCTAAGGGGGGTCGGGTTTGTCTTGGGGCGTATGCGGATGCGCATTACTTCCGTCTGCGGTGCAACAAGGCCAGGGTCTTGCACCGGGAAGAGAACAAGAAGGTGCACGAACCGAACATGCCTCTTTGGGGTTCAAGCGAATATGACCCTTTGCAGCTAAAGCTCAAGGAGGACACGGATGGGGCGTGGTGGGTTTATGCAGAACGGACAAGTCTGGATCCAAGCTCAGTTGAGCTTTTGAGCGAGTTGGATTGATGACAATAGATGAAATCGTTATAATAGCTCTCAAATCCACCTCATTCAAGAACTTTCAAGAACAGTTGGAGTGGATGTCTAAATACGAAGCTGAAATGGCAGAGGCCCAAGAGAAGTTTGAGGCTGTAGCATGGAGACATTTCGATGAGCACAAAGGTTAATCCCCTCTCTTATCTGAACTTCTGGGAAGAAGCCGCGGCGCTAGAGTTCGGGCTTCTTGTAGAATGCGCCAGCGAGGATGACAAGAGTGCTTTAGCTAAGGCCCTTTGGGAATGCCGGAAGCAAAGTGGGGGGTTCGTCAACTTGATGATCTTCCAACCCAATCCGCCGAATGTGCTTTTCATCGCGAAGAAAACAACGGAGTTACCGGAATGAACAAGACCATACTCGAACAACACTTAGAGGATGAACTGCAACGTGATCGGATACGTAGCATAGGTAATGCTATTGGTACCTTTATCGTTATATTGGGGAAGCTGACTGTCTTCTACATCATCTTTCATTTTGCCCTCAAATATTGGTGAGATCATGACAAATGAACAACTAAAGAATGCCTATACAAAAGTCATCAACAAACACTTCAGTGCAGTTCAGACTGATACAGATTTAGGGCGCACTGATAACTGGAAGCTTGAAAAGAAAGCAAAGCAGTTCTGGGAAGACTTCTATAATGCTGATGCAGAGTTCAAAGTCCTACTTGCAAGGTGCACACTCAATGACTGAAGAACCAACCGACCTTACCGCCCTAATATCTCACGACCCCCTCAATCTCACGAAGCAAGACCTAGACAAGATCATTGCTTATCAACGCAAGCAACGGCTCACGCGAGAAGCCGGAGGCCGAACGAAGAAGGCCACGGGCGAAGTGCCAGCAGTAGATATTAAAGCGTTGCTTGGAAAGATACAGAAGCCCTCAGTGGCTCCCACCAAGAGTGCTATTGGGCCTACTACAACAACGCCCGGTAAGGGCTTCATTAGGAGGCTTTAAATGAACGTAGTAGCCATGCCATCTTCCCAATACATGCCCGGAACCCACCTTCGCATTGCGTGGGACAGCACCTGCCTCGGTGCACTTAAGCAATGCCCTCAATACTATAAATACACCATGATCGATGGCTACGTCTCGAAGGATGAAAACATCCACCTTCGCTTCGGAGGGGAGTATCACAGTGCCATTCAAGATTTCGAAAACTTTCGCGCCAACGGCCTTCAGTTCGAGGATGCTCTAAGGGAAACCATCAGGCAGTTACTTGTCCGTATCAAAGATTGGGACCCAGACACCGGGACTAAGGCTGGGTCGTATAAGAATCCGCGTACGCTTGTTCAACTCGTGGTGGATTATTTCGATAACTATCGTGAGGACGCCGCGAAGACTATCATCTTAGAGAATGGCCGGCCGGCCGTGGAGTTAAGCTTTAAGTTCGAACTGGACTTCGGCCCTACCGCGCACCCTGACGTTCAGTACCTCCTCTTTGGCCATCTCGATCGGGTTGTCACCATCAACGACAACATCTTTGTTGTTGACCACAAGACTTCTCAGTCCACAATCGGGGATTACTGGTTCAAAGGCTTCGCGCCTAACAACCAAATGACCCTCTACACCTTCGCTGGGAAGGTTGTGATGGATATGGAAGTGAAGGGGATTGTTATAGAGGGGGCTCAGATTGGGTTGCAGGATTTTACCACTAGATTCGCAAGAGGGTTCACGTATCGAAGTGATGATTTAATCGACGAGTGGCTTGCCGATTTGGAGTATTGGCTAAACGCGGCTGAGGCATTCGCGGAAGCGGATCACTGGCCTCATAATGATCAATCTTGCGGGATGTATGGGGGGTGTAGGTTTAGGGATATCTGTTCTAAGAACCCTTCTGTGCGAAAGCATTATCTAAAGTCAGATTTCATACAACTACCAGAGGATAAGAGATGGAACCCCCTAGAGAGCAGATGATATTTCACGCACTAAAGAACGAAGAACTCTGCACTGATGGTAAGCCCCATGATTGGCAGGGCTGGGTTGAACTGGAAGGTGGTGGCGGTACCACTGTCTGTAGCCGATGTGGCCTAGATGCAATGCCCCATTCACTGAGGTGCGGGTCATGAGTGAAAAGCAGATGAGGGCCATTCTTCCCTTAGGGAAGTTCCGCGTCGTCGAACGCGGACCTGATTACATCAAGGTTGGAATGGGTGGGTCTACAACCATGACCATCATGATAAACCATATGCATCTTTACGATATCAAAGATGGCGATCTTTTAACCTACTACACGGAGGTGCTCTTTGCCAAGCCTAGCTCAACACCAGTCTAATCAATTCACCAAGGTTTTGTTCCTTGGTGACTCTAAGTCAGGAAAGACCACCGCGCTTTGGTCCCTTGTTAAGGCAGGATACAAACTCCGTATCCTCGACCTAGACAATCTCCTAGACCCTTTTAAAGAACGGCTCTTGGCTGAATGCCCAAAGGAGATCGCGGGGGTGGAGTACCGCACCCTTCGAGATAAGTACAAGACTGGACCACTTGGAGTCACCTTAGATGGCCCAGCTAAGGCCTTCGTTGATGCTATGAAGATGCTCGATAACTGGAAATACGATGACACGGATCTAGGAAAGCCTAAGGAGTGGGGACCAGATTGTATCCTTGTGGTCGACTCCCTGTCGCGTCTCTGTGACGCGGCCTATGACTTCCACGATATGATTATCAAGCCCGGGAAGTCTGGGGAGAAGGATGGCCGCGCTGTCTATGGTCTGGCACAGGATGCAGTGGAGATGGTTCTAGCGAACCTCACCTCTGCCACCTTTGAAACCAACGTTATCGTGATCTGCCACGGGCAGTATATGGAACAGCCAGATGGGATTTCAAAAATATTCCCGCAAGGAGTGGGGCAGAAGCTCTCACCGAAGATCCCGCAGTACTTTCCTGTTTATATTAGGCTGAAGAAAAGTGGTGAGAAGCGTGTGCTTCAACTTGAGTCTGATGTGATGATTGATCTAGCCATGCCGAAGCTTAAGGCCTTTGAGACAAAGACCCTTGATGTTGATACCGGCTTGGCCCAGATCTTCCAAACCCTACACGGCAAGCCCGCCATGCCTGTGCCTGCCGCAACACAGGTGAGACCGAAGGCGGTAACGTTGCAGAGGAGAGTTTGATGATTACGCCAACTATTGGAAGTCCTCACACTATCGGAGATAGCCCTTACGTTGAATGGATGCCCTACCAAATCGGTCAGGCGAGGGAGAAGCTGAGCCGTGAGTGATGCAACCCTTAGGATCAAGAACCTATCCATCGCCCTTGAGGCGTTATCTCGAATCAATCGAGAGGGATCACATGATCTCTTCGATACCATCGAGGCATTGCTTCAAGACACGATCCGAGCCTTCCGTAAAGAAAAAGAAAAGGAGACCCAATGGCCACAACGGCCAGCTAAGCCTACCCCTAACTTCGTCAATCCAGACGATGTCGACGAACTATAACCCCTTACGAAAGCGTGACCAAATGGCTAATTTCCAAGACATTCTGAACAAGAATTCTGATGATATCAAGCCGCCTCCGACCCTTCCTATGGGTTCCTATCACACTATCGTGATGGGGCTCCCTGAGCAGGGAGAATCATCTGTGAAGAAGACACCACAGCTGAAGTTCATTCATAAGATCATTGCTCCGCTTGATGACGTGGACCCCGATGCCATCGTCGAGTTCGAGGCCGATGGTGAGAAGATCGCGGGACAAGAGGTCGAGAACATCCTCTATATCTCAGATAAGGCCGCAAACATGCTGAAGGAGTTTCTTATCAATTGCGGTGTGGAAATGGCTGGAAGGTCCATTGCTGAAGGCCTCGACGACGTGCCGAACTCGGAGGTCATCGTCAACATCAAGCATGAAGCTTCCAGGGACGGCAAGCGAGTGTTCTCGAAGGTCGGTTCTACGGCAAGGGTAAGCTGACAATGGAACAAGATACCACAAACCCAATGCCTGATGATACTTACCATCTCATCGAATTGATCCACATCCATAGCCGACTGGCTAAGGCCTGTTTGGATGGTAGAGCTAAGAAACTACTCGATGCCAAAGACAAGATCGAAGACCTTATCTTAAAGATGGTCGCTGATATGTCTTATGAGTAATTAGCTTCCTCAGCAAGGTACGCCAACTTGCCTTGCTGAGGGCCTCCTGCGGGGCACCTTAACCCCGCCAACTGCGGCCGGAGACGCAAATGTTCCGGCCGCTCTTTATCCATAATGATAAGGATGTGCGATGACAGAAGAAGAGGCCTTAATAAAGTTAGTACAGCTTGGCTGTAAGGGCGATCCTAATCTATATATCAGTATAAAGGGAAAAAATCCTCCGAGACCAACTATAAATATACGGATTGATCCTGAAGTTACTGAAGAGCTTTTAATAGAATTACAAGAAGCTTTGGGAGGCTTCATCGGTCGAGGATACAATGGTGTTAAGGCAACTACAGGCTGGATACTGTACGAAGAAGATGGAGCAGTACAAATCCTAAAGAAATTGATATGGCCTCTTGAAAGGACGAAAACTAAAAACGGTATTATGAAAGCAGGATATGCGCGTGAAGTATTAATCATCTGGCAGCAGAAAAGAATCATCCAGTAAAATCAGACATATGGAGTGAAGATGAAACCCTTCCAAATTAGCGAAGAGATGCAAACGGAGATGATGGATGGCCTCGCCACGCTTGCACCAAACACGGACACAAATGACCCCACTGGAGAAATGTTTGGTGCGCCGCGCCTACGTCGAAGGACGATCCATAGGTTATCTAGTGAAGGCGATGCACCGCTGCCACAGAACGATACAGCGGTGTCTCACAAAGGAACCGACAGTGCTGAGGCCTTGGCGGAAGACTCGATCAATCCCTCCCATTACCGACGCCATCCAAGCGGTATCGAATGTATTGAAGTCACTCGGCACATGAATTTCAATATGGGGAATGCCATTAAGTATATCTGGAGATATATGGATAAGGGAGATCCTATTGAGCAGTTGAAGAAGGCTCAGTGGTATTTGGATGATGAGATCAGACGGTTGCAGGGGCAAAGATGATGAACAAGATCGTATCCACAACCTACTACCACGATTACATCCTCATCTTTTGTGAGAACGGAGACATCTATAGGTTGATTGTGGAAGATATCACCCTTTGGAAATGCACCTTTCAACGTATTGCTGAATTCCGACCACAACCATGAAACCCATCTTCTTAATCGGCGAAGCCCAAGGGGAAAACGAGGCCAAGATCGGCAAGGGCTTCGTCGGAGCTACAGGAGCCGAGTTGCTTCGGATGCTTAACGACTCCGGCGTCATCACCCTTACCTCCGAAGACCGCTCCTACCTCTCCAAGTGGTACCGCACAAAGGACCCATGGACCCTTGCCACCATCTGGGACCTTCATCCCGAGTTGTACCGAACTAACGTCTTTCAACAACATCCGCCCGGC